ACAACTTCTGCTGAAGGTGTAACACTTGGAGCATATGCCAAGTCTGATGCACCATCAATATCAAATGCTGTAACATATTCGTCAGCGTCTGCTGCACCCAATGTTATAGTAGCATTTGTACCTGTGTCCATTGTTGCAGATTCTACAACTTGAACACCAGCATGAAGGATATGAGTATTCGCTGGTAGTGTAATACATTGTACTACGTCACCAGAAGAACAATCAATAGCCTGTGCAGTCAAGTCAATACTTAACTCAACTTGGTAAGGCATACGTCCTCTGTTGGAGTTACCTGTTGCAGGAAGTAAAAGTGATGTTATAGTAGCCATTTTTTAATCTCCCTTTAAGCTGCGTTATATTTGGCGTTAACAAGAGCTTCTGGACGAAGTATCTTTCTGCCATACAAATGCATACCACGAACAATGTCAGAGAAACTGTCAGGGTCACGATATGTCTCAGTCTTATTGATCTGCTCTGCAGTAGCAACAGCAGAGTCATGTCCAGCTACAATTACACCGTAGTTAGCAATTTGGTTTGCTGTACCAGAAGTACCCGGACCTGTGCCAACTGATGGTAGATTGCTTGAACTATACACTCTGAAACCACCCAAGTTATTAATAACTAGGCCGTTTCGTATACTTCCTGATTCTCCAAAGTCTGCATTATGTAAACGTGAGTCTTCGTCACGAAGCATTTCCATAAACACAGGATCTACAACTAGCCAACGACCATTTGTATCAACTTGCTGTTGATCAAGTAGTCTAGCCATACGAGATATCACCATGATTGGTGACGCTGTAGCTGTTGGCAAGGATGTTGCACCCGGCATACGTGGAGCGATAGGAATTGAGTGAGTTCCTGCTGAACTAGTAGTAATGTTACCAAAGTCACCTTTTACTAGTTTCATGCTGGAAAGAAGTTCATCTGTTCCTGCTGTTGAAACTGCCACAGAACCATTTACAGTTGCGTTAACTGTGTCTGGTGATCCGTGAAGAGAGGATTGTTTGAAACCTGATAGATAACCAAGTACGTCTTGGTCAAACTGGTCAGCCAATCTATAAGCTGCTCTATCAGAAGCAAGGCTCATAAAGTTTACGTGGCTATGTGCGTCTTCAATATCATCAATCTTAAAAGCATAGTAATTAGATTTATCTATTGTCAACGAGAAATCTTCATCGTCAAGATCTTGTGGTAGAATTGTTGTACCACGTGTGTAGGCCTTAACTGTGATTTCTGGTTCTTTTATTATTTTAACGGTATCGCCCATGTTAGCAATCTCACCAAAGTAATCGTTATTGGTGACTGCTTCTACAACAGATGACTTGCGGAAAGCAAGTTGCACCTGTTTGCTGTAGATTACTGGACTAAAATTACCGTTAGGCAGGTTTCCATAACCTGCTGCGGAACTAAATGCCATTTTATAATCTCCTATTTATAGCATATTTCACAGATGCAAATCAATCAAATGTACTCACGGGGCTGATTTACGTAGGGTGTATCTCATACAAGGTTGCGCTACTATGTATTTGATAGGCCATGTTTATCAGGTAATCTTAAAGACTTTTCTTGTTTTGCGATTTAGTTAGTGTAGTAGGTAACCAGTTAAACTGGGGCTACTAAAGAGTATGACTATAGTTATATCTATTTTTTTCTATTTGTCAATCTCTTTTAACGAGCATTTCCAGATACATCGTAATCAAAACGTCCTGAACGGATAGCTTCCATTATAGCATCTGCGTTGCGCTCATACTCTTGTGCCGTCATTTTAGACACTTGAGATTCCTTAAAGCCACCACTACTCCTGTCAGTTTCTGGAGTATTACGTGTCTGTTTGCTATTTACAGAACGTGCAGCTTCTTTATTAGTTGATGACTTTTTAGGTGTAATGTTTTTATCTATCTTGTAAAGGTCTATTGCCCTTGCTGCAGATCTAGCATCATTATCATTTTCATACAAAGCTTCTTGAACCCACTTAGGTTGTTCTGTTGCCCAGTTATGAAAGTCATCGCTGTCTCGTATTTCACCAAAGTCAGGGTGGAGTTTCATTAACTCTACTTCTGCTTTTTCTTTACTAGCAGTTTCTCTCATTGCATCTATTTCTTTTACACGGTCTTCTAAATCTTTTGATTGTTCACGTGCTTTTTTGATTGCAATAGTTTCTACGATTGCTGCTACATCAGGATACTGTTCTGCCCATGCATCTATATCTTCATCTGACTTTGGTAGTTTAATTTCTTGTTTAGTGCTTTTATCAAGTTGTTTACGAAGGTCATTAATCTGTTTTTCTAAAGATGTTTTTGTTTCTTGAGAATGTCTACGTAGGTCTCCATATCGTTTCTTAAATGTTTTTTCTTCTGCACTATCAGGTTCAACGTCTACCTCTTCTTCTACTTCACCTTTGTTTTCTTTTATAAGAGTCTCTAACTCTTCTTCTTCAGCTTTACGCTTTTCATCGTTTGAGTATTTACGTGTTGCAAATGCAACTTTAACTTCTGCTTTTGGCTCTTCAGCCATCACTGTTTCGTTCATGTTATTTCCTAACTGGGGCCACCGTAGCCTATGTTGGTAGGGGGATGAGTAGCCAGCAAATAAGCTAGTTTATCGTGTAGCTAAACCACGTTTTGGTGCAACTTTTGGTTTTGGTTGTCTACCTAGCATAAATACTAGATCTTCTAACTCATCACCTAAAACTTTACCTAACACCCGTCCTTCAGGTGTACCTCTAAGACCCTGTAACGTAGCACGTTCAGACTCTTCTAGTTCTTTAAACCTTGTAAGTACATTTCCTTTATACTCTAGTAGTGTATCTTCTTCCATGTTATTCTCCAAATACCATTTTAATTTTACCAACACCGTAACAAAGTGGCTCAAAGATAGAACGATAGAAACGACCTAAAGTATTTCTTTTTGTACCCTTTAACTCTGCACGTAAATCTGCAGTACGTCTTCGTGTACCATGTTCTAATATTTTACGGATAAGTTTGTTGTTCTTAGTGTAAGCTAAGTGTACTAACGGAAGGAACAATGTATGATAACCTACTTCATGTGCCTTTGTCAAGTGTTTATTTGAGTAGTTTAACCAAATTGCTTGACGATAAGAACCAAATCCATAAGAAGCATTCATAGCTGTACAGATAATTTTTGACTCATCTGCTTCACCATCATTGTCTCTATCTGCACCATCACCTCTTTTAGCTCCCTCTGCAGGTGTATATGCTTTGCCGTCTAGTGTTTCTCGTTTACCAAATGTACTCTTAGTATATTGCACACCCTTTGAATCTTGGAATATAGTTTTTCTATCAGAGGTCTTTTTTGCTTTACCGTCTGCATCTACAACAACACCTGCAGAACCCGGACCAGCTATCATGCCTACACCATAACCTTCAGAGTCTGTACCAATATAACCTGTCTCTTCTTGCTCTCTATTGTAAACAGCTTGTGGGGCATTTTTTGCAACAACTTTACCACTACGTAATAATGTATCTCTACCCCGTGTATCAAACTCTATACTATTTACTTTATCTTTATAGGCTTTTTCTTTAGCTGCAACTTCTGTTCTATCAAATAAATATTCATCTGAACCTTTTTGACCTTTAGTTACTGTATCACCAAACATATTAACAGTTTTTGCTGTAGTTTTTAATTTTTTTGTATCATCTACGGGTTGAGTCGTTGTTGTTTTTAAATCATCTGTACCAAACATGGTATTATCTGGCAAAGTTAACTGAGAGTCTGTTACATTTGCGGTTGTTCTAGGTGTAGTTCTTGCTGTTCTAGCGTCTTCTGCTAAAAACTCACGTTGATTTTGTAGTCTATAATTTAAATCTGCATCTCTAGCTTCTTGTTCTAATATCTCACGTTGACTTCTTAGGTTAGACTCTGCAGGTGTCATACCTGTACCTTCTGCACCCAACATAGCTTCTTGAGTTTCAGCAGCTGATGGAGCAAAATCTAGAGATGGTTTAATTGTAGAAACAGGAGGTTTTTTAGCTGTAACCCTAGCTGCATCTGCCCCACCAAATGAAGCTTCTTGCATTCCTCTTGTATCAACAAGAGTATCATCTCTTAATAATTCTTTTGGTCTAGTAGTTGTAATAGGAGCAGTACCCATATTAAAGTCTTCTACAAAATCATAAGGATCTCCTCTTTCAAGTTGAGTAGTTAATAATCCTTGTTCTGCGGCTGCATTACGTCTAGCATTTGCTTCTATTGCTCTAGCACGTGTATCAGGTTGTACAAAATTTCTTTCGTCTGCTCTTGCAATAATAGGACTAGGTGTATATGGAACTCTTGGATCTGCTGCAGGTTCAAAAGCAGGAGTCTCAGATATTTGTGCGCCAGTGCTACCTACACCAGAAGCAAAGTCTCTAGCGGCTCTGTCTGCTCTTTGATCTCTAAACAAGGAACCAAAGGCTCTTTGAGTTTGATCAACTACAGGAGTTTCAAAACGAGTAGCATCATCAGGTGTAGCTGTTTGAATATTAGTAGGTCTAAATCCTCTATCA